TTAAATAGTGTACAAACAGCATATGGTAATATGCAAAATCAAGCTAGAATGAATACTATGAGTACTTTAGGTGGTGTGGGTAGTTCAGCTATAGCAGCTAGTGATAGAAGATTAAAGAAAAATATTAAACTAATAGGTAATATTAGTGGTATTAATTTCTATGTTTGGACTTGGAATAAGAAAGCTAATAAGTTAGGATTATATGGTTATGATTATGGTGTTATTGCACAAGAAGTTAAAAAGAAATATAGAGTTAGATTTAAAGGTACCAAATATATTGGTGTAAACTATAGTAAACTATTGGGAGATTTATAATGGTTGTAAGAGAAAAAGGAATATTTCAAAATAATGCTGAATATGCTGCTCAGGTACGAGAGGATGAAAGTAATAAAGCATTACAAAATGCTGGATATATTATTGACCCAGAAACTGGTGGTATTAAGTTACAAGAGGGTGGTGGATTTGAAGTACAACAAGGTACTCAAGCTGACCTTCAACAACAACAAACTCAAAATTTAATTCAGCAACAACAAGCTCAATTACACTTAATTAAGAACCAAACAATGGGTAATACAATACAAAATATGACTCAAAATTTTGTTGAGACTGGTGATGCTAATGTGCTACAAGATGGTATTCTAGAGAATCCTCATTTTGCTGAACGGTTACAAGCTAAAGGTATATATAGTGTATCACCAGTAAACTGGAGCGACCCAAAAGATTTATCATTACTTGAAGATGAAATTGGAAGTACTGCTTTTAATACTTTAGTAAAAGATTTTAAAGATGAGAATGGTAATATTATTATACCAGAAGATTTAAAACGTGAACTAAATAGTGGTATGTTCTTAATGAAAGATGCTCAAGGTAAACCAACTATTGGTGATATTAATGACTTAGATGCTATGTTAAATAAGAACACTCGTAAAGGTAAACTATTAAGTCAAAACTTACAAAGTATTAATGAAACATTAAATAGTGCTATAACTAAAAGATTAACACCAACAGCTGATATGCAAAATGCTCAATATTTAGCTGGGTTAAAAACTGCATTAACTGGTTTAAATCCAGATAGTGAAGAGTATAGCACAGTTAGTACTTTAATTAAAAGTATGGAATCAACTATGATGACAAGCAAAGAGAAAGATATTAGAACAGGTACAAAAGTTGCTGAACAAGCTAATCCTTTTACTTATGCTTTAGATACTGGTAATTATGATTCTATTAGTAATGATGATTTATTAAAACAAATTAATGTAGAGCAAGGAGTAGATAAAAGTTTATTTACATCTCCAACAGGTGATTGGGCTAAACAAGGTCAAATATTAAGTACATTAAAAGATGGTATTGAATTAAATAATAAATATATACAAACATTAAGTCCAACAGAATGGAAGCGAACTTATGATGATACAGGCAAATATTTAAACTTAGTTGCTAAATATACTAAAACTGATGCTGAAGGTAATGCATCTATAGACCCAAAAGATATGAAAGCTTTATTAAGAGAAACTTCTGTTAATACTAGAATGGGTAAATACTTTGCAGCTTATCTTAAGGATACTTCAGGTACAGCAGTAGCTGATGCTGAATTTGCAAGATTAATGAAAGTTGTTACTGGTGGTGAAGGTGCTAACTTAGAAGTATTTAAGAAAGCATTTAGTGAATTTGTTTCAGCAACTAAAGATTCATTAATTAATTCAGTTAAATCTACTGCTATTGGTAAAGAAGCTAATACAGTTAAAAGACTTAGAGATATTGGGTCATTAAAAATAGATTATAATGAGCCAATAAGTATTAAGAAAAGTGAAAAATCTTTAAATAACTTTCCAAAGTTTAAAGAAGATGAACCTGGAATAATTGATAGAGCAACAAAATGGACTAAAGATACATTTAATAGTTTATGGAATTAGGAGTAAGTAAATGAAAATAGATATAGAAACATTAAAAGATACATTTAAAATAGGTTATGAAACTTTTGTAGATTCTAGAATGGAGGCTTTGGAAATTTTAAATTTGTATCATAATAGACAATATACATCAGACCAATTAGTTACCCTAGAGAATCGTGGACAACCACCAGAAACATTTAATATTATTAAATTATATAGTAGAATGCTAACTGGTTATTACTCTACTATTATTAATACTATTAATATACAACCAGTACAACAAAGCGATATTACTAAAGCCACTTTAGTAAATGATACTATTGATTATATTTTTAGAGATAATGGTATGACTGCTGAGGGTGATAAGATTAAACTTGATGGTATGCTTAGTGGACTTATGGTTGCTTATATTGATGCTCAAGAGCAAGAAGAAACAGATGAGTTTGGTAGACACTTATATAAAGTTAAAATTAATCATGTTCCATCAGAAGAGATAGTACTAGACCCAATGAGTACTGAAGATGATTATAGTGATGCTAGGTTCTTACATAGATTTAAGTGGGTATCACAAGATGAAGCTGTTAGATTATATGGACAAAAGAAAGTTGATAAACTAGATAGTTATAGTAATCACTTAGATATCCAAGAAGCTGAATTTGCAACTATTTATAATAATGAATTTAGTGGCTATTATAAAGTGTTTGATAATTATTTAATAGTACAAACAGCTATTAAAGATGATGATGGTAAAACTTGGATGATTCATTGGAGTGGTGATGAGATATTATTTAAGAAAGAACTTACTTATAAAGAAGTTAAGTTTCCTTATAGAGTAGAGAAATTACATACTTCAAATAAAGCAGAATATTATGGAATCTTTAGGGAGATTCTGAATACACAACATTCTATTAATCAAGCTTTAATTAAGATACAACTAATGGTTAATACAGAGAAAGTATTATATGAATCAAATTCAGTAGATAATGTTGAAGAGTTTACAGAGCAAATTAATAGAGTAAATAGTGTGATTAAAGTTAATTACTTATCTGGTATTAAATTTGAGAATTTAACTAAAGATATTATTGACCAATATACTATTATTGATAAAGCTTTAGATAGAGTACAACGAGTGTTAGGTATCAACGATAGTTTCTTAGGTATGGCTTATGCATCAGATAGTGGTAGAAAAGTACAGCTACAACAAAATCAGGCAGCTATGTCATTAAGATATGTATCTAGTAGATTTGAAAACTTTTATAAACTTTTAGGTTGGGATATTGCAAACTTAGTTAAACAATATTATACAGCACATCAAGTTATTAGAGTATCAGATGAATATGCTGGTAATAGATGGTTAGAGTTAAATCAACCACAACAAATTTGGGATGGTTATACTTATGGACCAGATGGTATGCCTCAATTATATACACCAATGGAAGAAGTATTAGACCCAGCAAATGGTGAAGTTAAGACTGATGAGGATGGTGCTATTCTTATGGCTCCAGCAACAAGCCCAGCTACTAATATAGCTTTTAGTAATATTGATATTGAGATTACAGCTAGTTCATACAATGATGATGATGAACAAGCACAAGCTCTGATTGATAATACTTTAAATGGTACAGTTGGTGGATTATTATCACAAGTGAATCCTGCGGGGTTCTTTAAGATGGCTGGACTAAGTATTAGAAATACTAAAGTTAAAGGTAGTGAAGAGATGTTTGCAATTTTGAATAATACTTCAATGATGTTAAACCCTCAACAACAACAAGCAATGCAACAAGGGCAATTACAAGGTCAGGTTGGTGGTCAGTCTGGCAACCCATCTAATGCAACACCAAGATTACAAGGATAATAAATGTTTAATGAAGAAATAGTTAAAATGTCAGAGAGTATGTCTAAAGAAGATACTCTTATGTCAATATATGAACAAGGTGATGAAACTGCAAATGCTTATATACATGAACAAGCTGCAGCAGGTAAAACAAAAGCCGAAACACTTGAAGGTTTATTTATGTTAGGTAATGAACAACCTACTCAACAAGAGCAACCTATTCAACAAGAGCAACCTATAGTTCAAAGAGAATCTTTACAACCATCAACTCTACAGTCAACAGGTAGTGAATCTGGTGGGATGCTAGGAATGAACTTAAGTAGTGTTCGTAATCAAGACTTACCAGAAAGTTATTATATACAAAAAGATTTAGAAGAGCAATCAAAAGCTTTAGCTGAGAAAGCACAAAAAGAAGCTAATGAACTAGGTTTTTCAGAACCTTATATAGACCCATTAACTGGTAATGAAGTTGGTAGTGTACAACCTGAGGGAGCTATGCCAGATTTACCTATTGCTTTTGGTAAATTAGCAACATTTGGTATTGCATCAGCAGCTGGTTATGGTGGTTATAAGATGGCTACTGGTCTTGCATTTAAAGAAGCTAAAGCTTTAACTCAATATGCTAAAAAAGATCCAAAGTTTGCAGAAGATATGTTAGATGCAGTTAAGTTTGCTAAGGAGAATAATATACCAATACCTAAAGCAGTATGGCAAGATGATAAAATAGTTAAAACAGGTAATAGTTTTTTAGATGTTAAATTAACTAATATTAGAGAGAATTATAAAGATTTAGAATATGATACTATGAGTAAAGCACTATCTAATATTGCTGAAGGTCCTGTAACATCTACTGAGATTAGTAAAATGTTCCAACATGATATGAGTAAAAAATATGATGAATTTGCTCAAATTAGTAAGCAAAAATGGGATGCTTATAATGAACAAGCTGAAAATATTGGATTAAGTAAAAATGCTCAAAAACAGTTTATGCAGAGAGTTGATGAAGCTTTACCTAATGCTGATACTACTGTTAAAAATTTTATTAGTAGAACTTTATTTAAGAATAAAGAAGAGGGTACTATGTTTATTAAGCAGTTAGATGAAGAGGCTACTACTTTAAAAAATAGAATTAAACAATTTCCAAGTAAATTATCTAAAACTGAGGCAGCTACTAAAACTAGATATGAATCAGAATTAAGGTCTAAACTAAGAGATATAGCAAAAACAGAATCTGAGATGCTTAATAAACCACTAGAATTATCAGATTTAGTAGCTGCTAAACAAGCTATTAATAATAAGATGTTTGTTAAAGGTGGTGCAATTAGTACAGGTAATAAACTTGAGAGAAAACACTTACTTGATGTTAATGAAATCTTAGATAAGCAAATTGAGTCTATGAGTTCACCACAAGCAAGACAAGCATTAGCGGATGCTAGAGAGTCATCTAAACAAACATTTGAAACATTTGGTTATGATTTAACTGGTGTTAATAAAGGTCAGAAGACTGATTTATCTGGTAGTGTAATTAAAGAGAATGAAATTGGTACTATTAAAGAGTTTGAAAAAGAATTAATGAGTGAAAATGTTGATGTAGCTTTACAGAAATTTAAAAAGTATGAAACTTTATTAGATAGTCCAGAGAGTGTTAAACAAGCTAAAAAGCTTTATGTTAGTAAATTATTTGGTTTAGATTTATCTAAATTAACTAGTGAAACAGGACTACAAGGTTTACAATTAGATGATAAATTACTTAGTCAAGGTTTAACTAAAGCTTTAGATTCTGAAGCTAGTAGAAAATTAACAAAAGATATTTTTGGTGATGAAGGTTTTAAAAACTTAGTCGCATTGAAAAAACTAGATAGATTACTTAAAGCTAAAATTAGTAGCGATAGTACTACTTGGTGGAAAGAAGCAACTTCTGGATTTGATTCTACTATTGGTGGTGTAGTTATGGGAACCACAAAGTTATTAAAATCAGCTACAACTGATATATTAACTTATCCATTCTTAAATAAAAGTCAAAAGTATAATACTTTGATTATTAACAAATTAACTAAAGAATTAGATAAAGCAAATGGTAAACCTGGAACAGTGCAGAAACTTATTAATGAACTAGATACTATGTTAAATAGTGGTGGTTATAAAAATGTTGATGAGATGAATGCTGCAGCTGGTGGTGGTAGAGGTTCTATTGATAGTCCGATGGGTAGAGAATATGATTTAGGTACTAAAGGTGATAAAGCTTCAGTATTTCAAGTTGATGAAACTCATA